TCACAGCCTTACGGTAAAGGCACACAGCGCGACATTGACAGGCTTGTTGAAATCCTTGGCCCATTTGGTGAGGGTTTGTACAAGCTAGCACTGGAGCGAGCGCCTCGTGAATAACTCAATAACCGTTACTCAAGCGCTGACACTTGCTGTGTTAGCACCTAAACACTTTAAGACGTTAATGGAGAGGACGACCATGCCAATATTTGACCAGATAGAGTATGCAATACAAGAAGCGCATTGGTGCGCTGACCATTATGACGAAAAGCAAGTTATTATAAAAGTAGGTGACAAGTTCGGCGTCAAGCCTTATAGTGACCTAATCAATGCAGACATAATACTGGAGATTGTGACCAATGCTTAACCACTTATTAGACCCACCAGATGACCTGATGCTATCAGACCACGAAGTAGGCGTGTTAGAAGAAGCCACAAGAGACGAAGCAGCACACAGGTTGTGCAACAATTCCCAACTGTTGTGGGAAGCTCTCGGCCCTGACGCACTGCCTAGAGACGAACGACTAGCAGTAGACCTAGAGCGTGAGATAGCCTTCTGCGTTGTCAATGCTCACTATGAGAAGCTCGGCAGGTTGCTTGCAGGGATGGCAATGTCCTACTCTTACCGCTGCGCTGAAGATGAAATCAATGACGACTGGGCTGCTTACATTAGATTGACTGAACACGAGGAAGAGTAAGTAGGCAATAGCAGCAGCTGCTCGGTAGGGACTTCAACGGCGGCGCTGACAATCGGAGCATATCACGGATTTAAAAAACTGTAAAGAGGTTATTACTATGGAAGCACACAAATTAGCTAGAAGAGATGACGCACAAACAAGCAAAGACGCAGCACAAAAGGTGTCGCTAAAGATAACCAAGATGCGGCAGTTCGTCCTTGATCTTATCAATCAAGCAGGCGCTGACGGTATTACAGGCAAGGAAATGACTAGAGCGCATTTAGAGCTGTCTAACAGCAGTATATCGAGCAGACCTAACGAGCTTGAGAAAATGGGTTTAGTCTTTTACAAAGGAGACAAGCGAGACGGCTCTAGAGTGATTAGAGCTATTGAGTACAAGAAAGGCGAAGAAGCCCCGACAATTCAGCAACTGGAGCTAGAGCTATGAGTTGGCGACTGACGAGCGTGCTTCGTAACGGCTTTGGACTTGACCTGTCGCTGCTGCCGCACGAGGACTTATTGTGCGAGACAGACGACGGCGAGGAGGTAGTGATTACAGTTTCCGGCTTTGAGCTATTGCTGCCGCTTATATCCATTCAATTAATTGAGGTTTTGTACCATGAGTGACATTGTAGAAACTAGACTGCCCTGTGACGATTGCGGCAGCTCTGACGCTAAAATACTGAACAGCAACAGCTCCACTTATTGCTATTCGTGCAATAAATACACGCCACCGACAGGAGACGGCACAGCAATAGCCGTGAGAGTTCCAGAGAAGCCGCTGACAGGCTCTGAAGGCTTCGATGCTACCCTTGCCCTACTTGCTACACAAAACTTCGTGGGCGTCCCTGAGCGAGGGCTGAGCGCTGCTACGTTGAAGAGCTACGGCGTTGTGATTAAGAGTGGGCAGGTTGTTTATCCGTATTTTGAACCAACGGAGCCAACTTCACCAGTGGCGGCGAAGATTCGCTACCCTGACAAGCGTTTTCAGACTAGCGGCGAGTGGGCTAGTGGCGGCTTGTTTGGGCAGCAGATATTCTCCAAAGGCGGCAAGTATATAACGCTCACTGAGGGCGAGTATGACGCGCTTGCGGCGTATCAGATGATGGGCAGCCAGTATCCTGTTGTGAGTATACGCAACGGCGCAGGCAGCGCGTTAAAGGACTGCAAAAAGCACTACGAATGGCTAGACAGCTTTGAGACTATAGTTGTCTGCTTTGACGCTGACGAGCAAGGCGTGAAGGCTGCTGACGAGGTTGGGCAGCTGTTTGGCGGTAAAGCTAAGATTATGAAGCACGCCAAGGACTACAAAGACGCTTGCGACTACCTAGCTGAGAATGATTCGCAGGTATTTACCAAGCGTTTCTACGGTGCTGAGAAGTTCGTGCCTGACGGCATAGTTTTAGCGTCTACGCTGTGGGACGAAGTTAACACGCCTATGGAGGTTGCAGAGGTTACTTATCCATTCAATGGCATCAACGACCTGACCTACGGCATTAGACCCGCTGAGCTTGTCACAGTGACGGCAGGTAGTGGACTTGGTAAGTCGCAGTTCGTCCGTGAAGTGGTGTGGCAGGTGTTGCAGAAGTCTAGTCACAACATTGGGCTGCTGTTCTTGGAGGAAAGCATACGCAAGACAGGCTTGTCGCTTATGTCTCTAGCAGCAAACAAGCAACTACACCTACCAACAACGGTAAGCACTGAAGAGGAACGCAGAGCAGCCTTTGACAAGACACTAGCCAATGATCGCCTGTACCTGTTAGACCACTTCGGTTCAACTGATGTAGACAACATTGTCGGGCGTGTGCGCTACATGGCAAAGGCTTTAGACTGTCGCTACGTCTTTCTTGACCACGTTTCCATTGTTGTGTCGGCACAGTCCAACCTTGACGAGCGCAAGGCTTTGGATGAGATAATGACTAAGCTGCGTATGCTTGTGCAGGAGACAGGTATAGCGTTGTTCGTTGTTAGTCATTTGCGTAGGCCTGAGAACAAAGGACACGAAGAAGGCGCGGCAACGTCTCTGTCGCAGCTGCGAGGTAGTGCGTCAATAGCGCAGCTTAGTGATATAGTGTTAGGGTTGGAACGTGACGGACAGGCCGAGGACATGATTACACGCAACACCACGACTGTGCGTGTCCTAAAGAATCGCTTTAGCGGCGAGACAGGGCGTTGTGCTGATCTGTTGTACGATAAAGACACTGGTAGAATGGTTGAGACTATGTTTAAGGAGGATGGTTTATAGTTTTGTAAAAGCAACGTATATGACGCATTTAGGTGTTTTATGTGTCGTATAAGGTGAAAAGCAATATATAAGGCGCATTTAACTTAAAGAGGAATGTTTATGATGACTAAAGAAAAATCTTGTGGGCTTTGTCCTGCACGGCTTCGGTTTAGTGAGCCTGCTTTGTGTCCTAAATGCACAGAGTTGGTTGCAATGCTAAATCGCCTATGGATTGTCAGAGATAAAGGAGACAGCAAATGAAGTGCTTAGCTTGTGACACACTATTGACAGACTACGAAGCCACGCTAAGAAACGTCGATACTTTAGACTACATTAGCGAGTGTTTAGAATGTATTAGAAACTCTAATGGCGTGTTTGACTTGCACGAACGCCTAGACCTTAAAACCGTACACGACATTGACTTGGATACGGAGTAACAGTATGTCTATAGCAGCAGTTGGAGACGCAGTAACGGTTTGTGGCACAGTTTATCAAACAGAACGCGCCACTGTTTTAGAAGCACTTTTAGATGACGATGGGGCATACTACTGGGTAGTTGGAGAAGGCAATAAACTCTTTACAGTCCGTTTTGAAGAGTGCATTGAGTCAACTGGGTATGCAGAGAGAAAGAAAAAACATCTTAGTCTTATTGCGCCTCCATCACCCGATCCTGACCACGATCTTTATTATGATGCCGATGGATGTCCTTTAGACATTTGTGTTGTTTGCGGAAATCCTAATGATGTTTGGGAAAACTACTGTACTTGTGAGGACAAATGCTAACCATTGATATAGAGACAGATATGAAACACAGCACTATATGGTGCGCTTGTGCCGAGGATGTCGCTACAGGTGAGACGACTGTACACACTGAAGCTAAGACGCTACAGGCGTTGATAAACAAGCACGACAGCATTCTAACCTATAACGGCTTAGGCTTTGACGTGCCAGTAATGGCGGCGGTGTGGGGCATTAGCGTAGAAGGTAAACAGCACGTTGATGCTATGGTGCTGTCTCGCCTTTTTAACCCTGCACAGGCAGGTGGTCACAGTTTGCGGAGTTGGGGCGAGCGTCTGGCGTATCCCAAAGATGACTTCACCGACTATGACGGAGGCTTGTGTGAGGAAATGATTACTTACTGCAAGCGTGACGTTAACCTGACCACTAAGGTTTATAAGACAGTGACGGCTGACCTGAAGAAGGCTAAGTTCACGCAGGACGTTATAGACCTAGAACACGCTGTGACGGCTGAGCTAGAGTTGCAGCGCAGTAATGGCTTTAAGATTAACTTACCAATGGCTAACGAGCTTTACAGCAGGCTGACGTATCGTATGCGTAAGGTAGAAGAGCAGCTACAGGCTGAGTTTCCTCCTATCGTGACAGAGCGTTGGTCTGAGAAGACAGGTAAGCAGCTTAAAGACAACGTAGAAGTGTTTAACGTAGGCAGTAGACCGCAGATAGCTAAGAGGTTACAGACTGTTGGTGTTAAGTTCACTGACAGGACTGAAGGCGGCGGCTACAAGATAGATGAGAACGTGCTAGAGGGCATTGACAATCCTTCGGCGCAGCTTGTTGCTGAGTATCTTCTATTACAGAAAAGAGCTAGTCAGGTAAGCTCATGGCTAGAAGCTGTAGCAGATGACGGCAGAGTGCATGGTCGTGTCTTTAGCAGCGGTGCAGCAACAGGTAGGATGACTCATATATCGCCTAACATGGCTCAAGTGCCTGCAACACGTAAGGCGCACGATGGCATGACACCAGTGCAGCGGCTCAAGGCTGAGCTAGGTGGTCAGTGTCGAGCTTGTTGGACTGTAGAGCAAGGCAACAAACTAGTGGGTATTGATGCGTCTGGTCTTGAATTACGGATGCTAGCCCACTATATGAAGGACGAGGACTACGTTAACACCATCTTAGACGGCGATATACACAGCGCCAACCAAGCAGCGGCAGGACTCGACACACGCGACCAAGCTAAGACGTTCATCTACGCATTCCTGTATGGTGCAGGTGATGAGAAGATAGGCAGTATCGCAGGCAAGGGCGCTAAACATGGGAAGAAGCTAAAGAAGGACTTCCTTGACAATATACCATCGCTAAAAGCGTTGAAGGAGTTAGTAGAGAAGATAGCAGCAAACGGCAGTCTACCTAGTTTAGACGGCAGAAGGATACGCATACGCAAGGCTTATAGTGCGTTGAACTTCCTCTTACAAGGAGGCGGCGCAGCGCTTATGAAGAAAGCATTGCTGAACGGTGTCGAGAGTCTTAGAGAGCAGAACATACCTTTTAAGATGGTCGCCAACGTACACGATGAGTTTCAAGTAGAGACGCCAGAGGCTTTCGCCAAGGCTGTAGGACTACACTTTCGTAATGCGATACGTAAGGCAGGTGACGATTTTGAACTACGTTGCCCTATGGATGGTGAATTTAAAATAGGAGATAACTGGAGTGAAACACACTAGCGAATGGAAGTTTGTACGCAAAAACAGCAAAGGCGAAAGTATTCTTAGAAGAGACACAGATGAAACTTTAGAGGAGGTTTTAGATTTCTTAAAAGATATAAAAGGAATAGAAGTTGAGGTGTTCTTAAAAGCTACTCTTATTAGTATTTATGTCGATTGGAGACGCTACGATTACTACTGGACTACCGGAAGATGGTGTCAGAGAAAATCAAACTATCCAAAAACACATTATCATTCTAAAGGAATTGAAGATTTTTTTAATAGGTTTTTAAAGAAAGACATAAAAAACTACTCAGAAGAGCCTGATACACCTTTAGTTACTGAAACTCATTGACTTACAGCAACATTTAGTGGTAAAATCCACAAACCTTAATTAGGAGAAATACTATGCAACAAGCAAAACCCACAACCCTCAAGACAACTTTATTCTGGGCGAACCTGTCTACTAAGAATGAGATGTCTGGCAAGTATCAAGTTGATCTGTCTAATCTCTCTGACGCAGCCATTAGTGCTTTAGAAGAGCGAGGCTTGCAAGTAAAGAGCAAAGACGATGATCGTGGTAGCTTCCTCACAGTCAAATCTACTAATCCGATACGTGCTTACAACACTAGCGGTGACGAGATTAGCTGCTTAGTTGGTAACGGCTCTACTGCCACCGTTGCTGTAGGTACTTACGATTGGGACTTTCAAGGAAAGAAAGGTCGTTCACCAACGTGTATGAAGCTAGTTATCAATGACCTTAACGAGTACACACCAGAAGTCAACGTAGACGTTAGCTTAGAAGAAGCTCTGTAATGCTTCTAATTGATGGCGATATATTTTGCTATCGGGCGGCTTGTGCGTGCGAGAATGACGCACAAGTCTCTTTAGACAACGCTACAGCGCAAGTTAAACGAGCTTTCAACTCTATCCTCACTGACGTTCTAGTACGTTATCCTGACCACGACTACATACTTTATCTAACCGGAGGCGACAACTTCAGACATGACGTTGCCGTCACTGCTCCGTACAAAGGAAACAGGAAAGGCGCAAAACCTATTCTGCTGCCTGCTATACGCGAGTATGCTATTGGTTACTGGGAAGCAGTCATGATCGAAGGTGAAGAGGCTGACGATGCTATAGCTGTTGCTGCTTCGTCTGTGTACTTGAACGACGAGCCTATCATGGTAAGTATTGATAAAGACT